CAACTGGGCATCTGCCGAGGGTTCATGGTCATGGATCAGAAGAAGATGAAGGAATGGCTTAACAACCCAGACAACCGTCACTTCCGAACGAGGCCAGGTCGTGTCTAAGGTCGGTATTTGCATCCCCAGCCGAGGGGACATGGAAATCGGTACGGCGTTTGACTTGGCGATTATGTCTGCCTATGACGCAAAGTTTAGAGATGGTGAGCTTGGGGTTTACACGGTAAACGGAACCCTGATCTTTGACCAACGAGAGAAGTTAGCGATTGCCGCTCTGGAAGACGGGTGTGACTACATTCTGTGGATAGACGCAGACATGAGGTTCCCAAAGGACACCATTGAACGCCTTCTGAAAGCAGATAAGGACATCGTAGGGGTGAACGCAACGACCCGCACGATTCCTGTAAAACCAACCGCTAAGAACCTCAAGATCAACTTAGAGGAAAAGACGAATAACTGGATGCCAGTTAACTCTAAGGGAATGACAGGGTTAGAGCGGGTGACATCTATTGGCTGCGGGGTGATGTTGGTTAAGAAAGCGGTCTTTGATAAGACGCCCCAGCCGTGGTTCTGGTTTTACCAACTGCCTGGTAACAAAGTTCTAGGCGAGGATGTGCATTTCTGCGTTGCGGCACAAGATGCGGGATTTGAGACATGGGTTGACCATGACTTAACCCAGGAAATCGGTCATGTGGGCCAATACACCTACGGATGGAAAGACATAGATGGCACTAGCGAACTACAGCGACCTAAAAACAACCGTCGCAAACTATCTCGGAAGAAGTGACTTAACGAGTCAGATTCCTGACTTTATTTCACTTGCGGAGATTCGCCTTAACAGGAACCTCCGTATTCGCCAGATGCTCAAGAACGCTACTGCGTCCACGACTGGTGGAGATGCAACAGTAGGGCTTCCGTCTGACTTCCTAGAGTTGCGTGACATCTACATTGCAGGCAACCCCCGTATTACGCTGTCTTATTTGTCTCCGTCTGCGTTTTCACGGGATGCTCGTGCAGACCAGTCTGGTAGACCAGTCTTTTACACATTGAGCGGTGCAGAGTTTGTTCTGGCTCCTATTCCAGATACGACCTACACGCTGACGATGCTTTACTACGCAAAACCGACAGCATTGAGTGATAGCAACACCTCTAATGTGTTCATGGCTAATGCCGCAGATTGCCTGCTTTATGGGGCTTTACTTGAGGCAGAACCGTACTTAATGAACGATGCAAGGCTTGCTGTCTGGTCTCAACTCTTTAACAACGCTATCACGACCCTTAACGACTCTGATGACTCATCTGAGTACGCTGGAATCCCTCTTACTATGTCCGTCACATCGAGGTAGTGTGAAGACTTGTTTTATTTGCAAGCAAGAGCTTGACGAGTCAATGTTTCTGCGGTCAGGGAAATACTTAGTTAGTTATTGCAATCCTTGTAGAAATGCCAAGAAGCGTGAGTGGTACTTAAAAAACAAAGAGTACGCAAAGCAAGTCGCAAAAGATTGGAACAAACAAAACTACGAAGCAGTCAAGGAAAAGAAGTCCAAGATTGCTTATGAGTGGAACAAAAACAACCCAGAACGAAGGGCTGTGATATACAAAAAGCATTACGAAAAGATCAAGTACAAATTGTCAGCCAAGACAATGATGAGAAATGCTCAGAAACAAATGGCAACACCCAAATGGCTTACAAACGACCATTGCAAAAAAATTGAGAACATTTACCTACTAAGGGACTTGTACTCATTGTTTGTGGGTGAAAAGCATGAGGTTGACCATATAATTCCACTTAAGAATGATGCTGTTTGTGGGCTTCATGTTCCTTGGAATTTAAGGATTATTAGTCAGTTTGAAAATCGCTCAAAAGGCAATAAATTTACGGAGTTAACAAATGGCTGAATTCACACAATATCTTGAGAACAAGCTGCTTGACCATGTTCTCAAAAATACTTCCTTTACGAGCCCCACGACTGTCTATGTGGGCCTCTTTACGGCGGCTCCTACCGACACCACGAGTGGAACCGAGGTCTCGGGTGGCTCTTATGTTCGTCAGGTTCTGAGCGTTTCTACTGCCTCTGATGGCGTGGTGACTTCTGATGCAGACATCAACTTCCCGCAGGCTACGGCTTCTTGGGGCACCATCGTTGCCCTGGGAATCCATGACGCAGACACTTCTGGGAACCTCCTGATGTATACAGACCTCACGACCTCCAAGACCATTGACGAGGGTGATATTCTCAAAGTGTCCTCTGGTAGCCTGACCGTTACCCTCGACTAATGCCAGCTGATGTCTGTGGGCCATTTACCCTAGAGCAGTTAGACCTCTTTGGGAACATAGACACAATTCCGTTTTCGCTTGATAGCGAGATATGGACAAGCCCCGATACTTGCGTTCTCTACGGAGAAGGACAGGTACAGGCAGACGGTGAAGTAGATGTAGATTACACCCGTATACGACCAGGAGCAGGCGACATCTCTGCCCAAGGTGATATGGACGCTAGTGTTATCCGCAACAGGTTTGTGGCTGGAGACATAGCGGCGCAGGGTGATGTAGACGCCTCTGTTGTAAGGATTCAGTTTGCAGGCGGTCAGATAGACGCAACTGCCGAGATGGTTGCAGAGGTCATCAGGATTCTGGTGGCTTCTGGTGCTATCTCTGCTGAAAGTAATGTAAACGCATTACCTATTGTGACCAGAACGGTTGCAGGGGCGATTACATCCGATGGCGAGGTATCTGCTCTCATTGCTAGGGTTAGACCCGTTGAGGGCGCTATAGACGCTTCTGGCGACTTTACTGCCGAGGCTATCCGCAGTCGTACTGTTTCTGGCTCTATCCTGGCGACAGGTGAGGTCTCTGCCCTTGCGGGGGTTGAGTTTACCGCTACTGCTGAGATCACGGCGCAGGGTGAGCTACAAGTTACCGTCACGCCGACATTTAATGTTGTCGGTCAGGTGGCCGCAGTTGGTACTGTGGCTGCGAACCTGTACATCTACGGCGAAGAATGGTCGGATGTCGCAGACGAAGCAAATACTTGGACGGATTCAGTCATCAAGGCAGGCTCATGGGTTGAGTCTGCTACTGGGCCTAATACATGGACAGAAACCGCAGTCGGAAGCGGTACTTGGACAACAATTTCTAGTGGGACAAATCAATGGCGTCAAGTCGGGTAAATTTCGGTGAGTGGCTTCCTGACCAGCCTGGGCTTGTAGGGGCGCTGACGGTTGCCAAGAATGTCTACCCCAAAGCGGTAGGTTACGGCCCGTTTATGAACGAGGTGGACTACTCTGATGCCGCTTCTGAGGTATTGAGTGCTGTGGTGGGCGCTATTGATACAAGCGGGGTGTCCCGAGTTGTTGCTGGTGGCCCTACGAAACTCTTTCTGTTTGACTCTGATGACCTGTCCTTAGATGACATCTCCGCAACGACCTACCAGACGGTTACGGAGCGTTGGAGGTTCACGCAGTTCGGTAATAACCTGATTGCTGCTGGTTATCCAAACACGCTCCAATCCTACGACCTTACTACTACGGGAAACTTTCAGTCGCTTACGGGCGCTCCTAAAGCTCGTCATGTGACGGTTGTTAGAGACTTTGTGGTTACGGGTAACACAGAAGAAAACTCCGCACGGGTGCAGTGGTCGGGCATTAACGATCCTACAACCTGGTCAAGTTCTGGCGTTACGCAGTCAGACTTCCAAGACATTCCTGACGGTGGTGAGGTCAGAGGCGTGACTGGTGGCGAGTTTGGGCTAATTCTGTGCGCCAGATCAATTCATCGAATGTCTTATGTTGGGACTCCGTTGGTATTCCAGTTCGACAACATCGCTAGGAACTTAGGGTGCTACGAGTCTAACTCGGTCATCCAATGGCAGGGTATTACATACTTCCTTGCTGATGACGGGTTCTATTCTTGTAACGGCCAGCAGATTGAGGCTATAGGCGCAGAGAAGGTCAATAGGTTCTTCTTTAACACGCTCATTGAGTCTAGGCTTGATGAGATGTCTGCGGCTGTAGAGCCGGCTAAGAACTTGGTGATGTGGGGCTATCCGACCCTTGATAACACATACAGGGTCTTGGTGTATCACTTAGTGACTAAACGCTGGAGTTATGTAGACACGACAGTTAACAGGGTTGCAGACTCCACAACCCCTGGAATTACGCTTGAGGCTCTGGATACCTTCTCATCGTCTATAGACGCTCTGGGGACTTCTTTGGACTCAAGGCTTTGGTTGGGCGGGAAGATGTCTCTTTCTGGTGTGCGGGGAACAAAGATTGTGACCTTTACGGGTGCTAACAAACAGGCATCTATAGAGACCGCAGACTTAAACGAGATTCCGAGTGCCGCCATGGTGACGCTTGCCAAGCCCATCGTAGACAATGGTTCTGCGAGTGTGGCGATAGCCTCTAGGTTCTTGTTAAACGAGACACCGAGCTTTAATACTGCTGTGGCCGCTGATGCTGAGAACCGAGTGGGTCTGAGGTCGGTGGGTAAATATCACAGACTTAGGGTGAACCCGACAGGCGATAACTGGCAGACAGCCATTGGGGTAGAGATAGAGTCTCAGCCAGCGGGGTCTCGTTGATGTTTCGTGTACTGCCTCCGTTTGGTGGTGAGCCTCGTGCTGTTGCCGAAATCCTCAATGGAGTGATGAACGGCAAAACCAACAATACGGGCACGATCACGCTCAATACGGGTAATGCAACAACCACTAACCTGGTTGACGAGCGTATTTCTGTAGATACAAAAATAGTCCTGATTCCGTTCTCGGATGTTGCCGAGGCTGACGCTTCTCCGTTTGGCGAGTTCTCTAACAACACAGACCAGACCGCTCCTTCTACAGGAACGAGTGCGGTAGTCGAGTGGGACACCACGGAGGAATCATCTGGTGTTTATCTGAGCGACGATACCCGGGTAAATGTCAGGAACGCAGGGACTTATTCTGTCCAGTACTCGCTTCAACTTGCAAACCTTAGTAACGCTGGCGAGTACGCAGACATCTGGCTTAGGAAGACTGGGACAGATGTAGATAACACGGGTAAGAGATATTTCTTACCTCCGAGAAAGTCTGCTACAGAACCGTCTCATGTGGTGGCCGCTTACGAGACGCTGATTACTTGTGTGGCCGGAGACTATTTAGAGGTCGCTGGTTCCGTGAGTAGCACAGATGTAACGCTAGAGCATTTTGCGGCTGATGTTGGAGTTCCAAGACCTGCTATCCCGGCTGCTTCTATAGTAGTAAAACTTGTCTCTCCGCTTGCGTACTCAAACATATATGTGAGTTCTCAAACGACGGGAAGTGCAGTTATATCCCACTATGCCAACGACACGGCAGATAAAACTTACGCTTACATTTTGATAGGATAAGCAAATGGCATATACCGCAACAGCAACAGCAGTCCCAGGGCAACCATTACCAACTGGAAGCTCAACAGGTATGTTTGGGCTAATGAATCAATTGATCCCAAGCCTTGCTCCAACTTCTGCTGGCCCCGTGTATATGTCTTCTGGCCCAGTAGGTGGTCAAGTTTATACACCAGTTGATAGTCAGGGAAATCCAATTGGGCCGGGGGTTCAAGAGTCTTTACCTAACCCTACGGTTAGCCAACCAAACATTATTGCTGGTCTTCCTCCTTTGCGTGGAACCGCAGGTGGCGAGTCTAGGATTGATCCCACCCTGAGACCTTATCTTGGTATGGGCCTTCAGAGGGCAGAGCAACTGTTCTTTGGTCAGCCTCCTAGCCTTTACCCAGGGCAGATGTATGTCTCCCCTAGTGAACAGACGCTAGAGGCTCTGGGCGCTCAAGAAGCCCTTGCACGGCAGGGACAAGGCCCACTTCTGGCTGGTCAACAGGCTTACAACCAAGCTCTTGCCGGAACAGGCTTTACCGCTGGTGGTGGATTCCTACAGGGTTCCCCATTTAGGGACATGGCAATTGAGTCGGCTGTACGCCCACTTCTGCAACAGTTTGAGCAGACTACCCTCCCCGGTATTCAGTCGGCTTTCTCCCGTGCTGGACGGTACGGTTCAGGAGCCCAGACTCGTGCGATTGGACAGGCTACCGAGGCAACAGGCAGGGCAATTGGCGACATTTCTGCACAGATTGCCGCCGCAGACTATGCTCGTGAGCGCCAATTCCAACAGCAGGCATTGGCTCAACAGGCTGTGTTGGGTGGTCTTGCACCTCAGTTCTACCAGTCACAGTTCCTCCCCGCACAAACTCTGGCTCAGGTTGGTCAGGCAAGGGAGACCATCGCCGCCCAGCCGCTTCAAGAGGCCATCCAGCGTTACCAGTTCAGCCAGCAGATTCCCTACCAGCAACTTCAGGGGTTCTTGTCGAGCGTTTACGGTACGCCAATGTCGCAGTCACAGTTTCAAACTCAACAACCTGCCCAGACCAACTATCTCGGTCAAGGCATCGGAGGTGCGCTTCTTGGCTCTCAAGTCGGTGATTTATTCAAAGGAATTGGAAGTTTTAGCGGAGCCCAGACGGGTGCGATTCTTGGTGGCCTTGGAGGGTTGTTGCTCTAATGAAATACTGGTGCGACAACTCTGCGGTATGGACGCACTACGGTAACGCATCAAGCATCATCTTCCCTGCTTGGGAAAGAGCATTTGCGGCTGTCATAAATCATCATCTACCAAATGTCTCGGATGAGGACTTGCGTAGACGGATGATTAAGTTTGTGCAAGAAGAGTTGTCTCATGCTAACGCCCACGAGTCTTTTAACGAAAGACACGGGTTAAAGGATGAGGAGCAAAAAGAGTTTGCCAATACCAAGATGATCCACCGCAGGCCAGGAATGACTTTCTGGCTGGGCACGATGGTATCTATCGAGCATCTTGCTTCTTGTATGGCCCGTTCTTACATAGATAGATGGGGCTTAAGAGAGAGCAGAGACTTTAAGTTATTTTGCTGGCACGCAAAAGAAGAACTCGGGCACAAGACTTTGGCGCTAGACCTTTGGGATCACTTGGGTCTGCCGAGGTCTGAGCTACGAAAGATTGCACGAGTTAACCAGCGATATGTCTTAAAGTTTTTGTTGGGCTACACGCTTAACAAACTCAAAGAAGATGGTGTGCTTCACAAGCCGTCTACTTGGAAAGATTTGGTTGTTTGTTTTGGGTATGTAGGCATCAAGATAGGTTTGCCGATGCTCAGGATTTACTTGCCTGGGTTCCACCCTGACAACATTGATGACACGAGATACCTACAGGCTGCGTGAACATTGAAGAATTAGTCACTAGGGACATCGAAAGAAACAACCCTGGGATTACAAAGATAGAGGCTTTAAGGTCTTTAGCAAAGTTTTCTGCGGCTGGTTCAAAGTTCTTTAGGTACGGAGAAACAGTCTTTGTTGTGTACAGGTCTACAGAAAGTGCTGTGTTTTTCCACACGGTCAACGCAGAGGAAATGAAGCAGTTTCTGAGAAACCTAAAAGAGTTTTTTGCAGACCTGCACAAAGCGGGTAAGCAATATGCAATCACTTACTTTTCCAATGACAAGTTGCGCTCTGTATACAAAAGGTATGGAGATGAATTTGTCGGTTCAGAGGACTTGTCAATGGGCAAGTACAAAGGAATAACACACTTGAAGAGGTGGGCTAATGGGTTGGGTTGAAAAGAACACAGGAATTGACCTGACAATTGACG